ACCGGGTAAGAAGCCGGCTGCGTGAAATGTTTAACGTGATTGAATTAAAGGGAACCGATTTAAGAAAATGAAAGCAATTCTCAACCAAGACGTGTTCAGCACCTTAAAACCCAAAGTACAATACGGGAAGAAGGGTGAAAAGGTTAACATCATTTCAGACCGAGGAAACGTATTGATAGTTGAAAATAAAAACGGCCTACGATATTCTATAACCAGTGAAAAATTGAACTATGAAAAAATGTAAAAAATGCGAGCAGCACAAACCCCTATCCGAATTTAACAAAGCCGAAAGTCACGGTCAAAATCGTGTTAACTATTGCCGGGATTGCGGAAAGAAAATGAGAAAAGTTACAGCTGACCGAATTAAGGAGGGAACAATACAAGCCTATTAATATGCAAGTATCTAGACTTACTTATAATACAGCTTTTGAAATTTGTAGTGGCAGGTCTCAATTTCAAGAATTTTATGATAAAGCTCGACCAGATCAGTATATCATTTTTACACACCAGAATGTCATATACAGCTGGAACGTAATTAGCGGCCATCGTATTATTCCGGCCTGCATAAGGTGTGGCGAAACGGATAGTTACAATTTTGCCGGATATGGTACTATGTATTTAAAGCACAATGGGGTTGATCAATTAAAATTGCCAAACGGGAAACACAGACGAATGGAAGTTTACTGCAAAAAGCACATTCAGCAATTTTCAGAATATAGCAAATCAAAACCAGCTGGAACACAACTAACCCTTTTTTAATGAAAAAGAAACTAAGAAAACCAAAATTCAGACCGTCCAAAAGAACTGAAAACCGGTTTGTAATAGCCTTTAAAAGGTCGGAAGCAAAATTTTTGGATAGCATAGAAAATCAATTACTTTTTAATAATCAAAAACAAAAACCATGAAACTAAAAACTTTCAATGCCGAAAACACTTTTTCACAAAGACAAACAAAGCCTTTCATTCAGGTAAGCCAGAAAACCGGATTGTTTGGATTTAACAAAGCCGTTAATGAGATTCTTGAATTAAAATCCGGCGACCAGATTCAATTTCATCAAGACGAGGAAAACCCTGATGAATGGTACATTGAAAAAGTAAAGCAAGGCGGTTTTACTCTCCGGGACTATAAAGCAAAATCGTTATTGTTCAATAACACAACGCTTGCTCGAAAAATATTTGAATCGGTAGAATGTGAAAAAAGGAGTGGCCGGCTGATTATTGGGGAGCAAGTAAAAGTTGGCAAGCAAACATTTTTCACATTGATCACCGCTTCACTAAAAAACAAATAATATGGCAACAAACATCAGCGTCAAAATGGACGTAAAAAAGATTGACAAAACCAGGCTTTATGTTGGCGAAAAGGGAGTGTACCTGGACGCCACAATTATCATGTTTGACGAACCTGACAAGTACGGCAACAACGGAATGATAGTTCAAAACGTCAGCGAAGAGGAGCGCAAGGCTGGGGTAAAAGGCGAAATTATCGGCAACGTAAAATTCATTCAAAAGAAACAACTGACCCCCGAAGAGCATAAAGAAATTACGGACGATCTACCATTCTAAAACAACCCACCCATGAAAACAATCAAAAAAGCAAAACTGAACAGTGTAGGTTATTTGGAAGTTGAATTTGAGCAAAAAGTCATTTCCGAAGACAACGAAACCTTCACATTTGAATCTGCGCAAAAATGCACCTGGTCACCTCACAATGATTTGCTATTAGCATTGGACGCGCTAAAGCCACACCTTGCTGTATTGTGCGAGCAAGTGGAAAACATGTTTGAAATCACCACTTATGAGGAAGCGTTTAACCAACCCCACCAGCTCTTGTCGAAGCTAAAAGTAACTGGGTTCACCATTGGAGGAAGTGATGAACACGAAGGTGTAACCCTGATCGGCCGCCGCGTGCTTGCCAACAACCGTGTACTGAATCTTGTCAGCCCTTTTTGTAAGTGGGAGGACGAACATAACGGGTATGAGTACAGCTACGAGCTTGCAGCGATTATATCCAACCTGCAAAATGAAGTAATCGAGTATTTGAACGGAAAGAAAGCACCGGCTGCCCAATTATCACTTGAATTTGAAAAACAAGACTAATGAAAATCTTTTTAATTCTTTTTATTGCCACCTGCTTTTTAGTCTATCAGATTGGAAAGTATGAAGCAACTCACCGTAACGTTGACAAGTAACCTATGAATGACAAAAAGCTATGGAAGGCGTTTTCCGAGTACATACGCCGACGTGATTCAGACAAAAACGGCTTTGGTAAATGTTTCACTTGCCACCGAATTATACACTGGAAAAAAGGTGACTGCGGACACGGTATTGGCCGGCAGCACAAAGGCACAAAGTATAACGAAAAAAACAACCACCTCCAGTGTAAGCTTTGCAACGGATTTGAGGGGGGCAAAAGGGAAGTTTACCGGGACGAAATGAACAAAAGATACGGACCGGAAACGTGGGCTTTAATGGAGGCCACTTCCAAAAGACCGGCTAAATGGGGTCAGTTTGAGATTGACCAGCTTGAAAAGTATTACAAGGAGAAATTAAAAGAAATGAATAATCAAAACTAAGTTTTAAAACTTTTTGTAATTTTATTTAAATTTTTTAGAATGTCAGCTATTCGTACAGTTAAAATTTCACAGATCAAGCCTAACCCAAAAAACCCCAGGGTTATAAAAGATGATAAGTTTAATAAGCTGCTTCAGTCAATAAAAGACTTCCCTCAAATGCTTGAAAAGCGCCCGTTGGTATGCTTTACTGATAAAGACAAAAAGCTTGTGGTTTTAGGGGGAAACATGCGCCTTAAAGCCGCCCAAGAAATTGGGTTAAAGGAACTTCCGGTAATGCTTGCAGACGACTGGACCGAAGATCAAAAAAACAAATTCCTGATCAAAGACAATGTAAATTTTGGAGAATGGGATTGGGATGAGTTAGCCAACGAATGGGATTCGGATCAGTTAACGGAATGGGGTTTAGAAATTCCAAATTTCCAAAACAATTATGATTTTTCCGACAAAAACAAGGAAATCGATATTGATGACCTTGATTCTGAAATGGTCATAAAACTGAAATATCCGGAAGCGGAATATAACCAGGTGAAGGGGCAGCTGCTTAAAATTGCTTCCACACCAGAACAAGCAATCTGGAAACTTCTTGGCAATGAGTAAACATATTTTCCCTTTTAAATGGAATCTTTCAAGCGGCTATCCTGCTAAAGGGATCACGCCCAACAACTTGAAAATATTTTCGACATTTATTTGTGGCGGCGGGTCCACTATGGGATATAAATTAGCTGGATATAATCACCTTGGGGGGGTTGAAATTGACCCTGAAGTGGCTGACGTTTATAAAGAAAATCATAGCCCAAAATATTTATTTAATGAGGATATAAGAGATTTTGTTTTACGTAATGATTTACCAGATGAATTGTTCCACCTTGATATTTTAGACGGATCTCCCCCTTGCAGTTCGTTTTCTATGGCCGGGAACCGGGAAAAGGACTGGGGCAAGGAGAAGCTGTTCCGCGAAGGCCAAGCTATGCAAACCCTGGACGATTTGTTTTTTGATTACATTGCTTTGGCAAAAAAGCTGCAATCAAAAGTAGTAATTGCAGAAAATGTTAAAGGGCTAATTCAAGGCAATGCTAAAAGCTATGTCCATAAAATCAAAAAAGGATTTGAAGACGCTGGCTATAATGTCCAACTATTCCTATTTAATGCTGCTTCCATGGGAGTTCCCCAAAAACGTGAACGAGTGTTTTTTATTTGTTCCCGGAAAGATTTAAACTTCCCTTTATTAAAATTAAAATTTAATGAAAAGCCGATAACTATTCACGAAATTGAAAAAGACAATATCAATTTAATAGGAAACGAATTATCAGAAGCTTACAAAAAGTGGTGGGTATTAACAAAAGAGGGAAATAGTTTTAGTACAGCACACCCTAAAGGAAGCTTTTTTAATACATATAAACTATCCAAAAATTCAATTTGCCCGACAATAACAGCCACAGAAGGGGCAAAAATAACTCACTATAACTCCCTAATCAAGTCTCAGATGAATTAATAAAAATATGCGGAACATTCCCACTTGATTACAATTTTTTAAACATAGAGCCTAAATATCTTATTGGAATGAGCGTCCCTCCAATCATGATTGCCCAAATAGCACATGAAATTTATTTACAATGGTTTAAAAACAATGTGAAAACAGAGTAGTTATGGCAGCAGTAAAAAGAAATACAAAAGGGTTAAAACCTTTTAAAAAAGGGGTATCTGGAAACCCGAAAGGCCGACCTAAAGGAGTTCAAAATTCAACAACCAGGCTGCGCAGGATTTTAGAATTAACCCAAAAAAAGAAAAACCCAGTTACCGGGGATATAGAAGATTTTAGCGTTGCCGAACAAATGGACATGGCGCTAATTAATAAAGCCTTAAGGGGTGACGTAATAGCTTACCGTGAAATTATAGACCGGTTAGAAGGAAAAGCAAAGCAATCTGTAGAGGTAACTGAAAAAACAATTAAAGTTTTGCATTCTGACCCTGATGAAGATCACGCATGATCACAATAGTCTGGCCAAGCTGGAAAAAGCTAATAAACGAAAAGTTTATCCCGCTTACAAAATGCAGGGATCGGTACGTTATACTTTACGGGAGCCGGGGATCTTCTAAGTCAGATTACATTGCAAAGCAGCTCGTTTACAACTGTCTTACCCATAGGTATTTTAAATGCATTTTATACCGCCGCAAATACAACACAATTCAAGAGTCCAGTTATGAAAACTTAAAGCAAACTATTTTAACCCTGGGCTTGCAAGACGTGTTTACTTTTAAAGTGGCGCCGCTGCAAATAATTTGTGCCAATGGGAACCGGTTTATTGCCCGGGGAGGTGATGATCCGAATAGCTTAAAATCTATTAAAGACCCAACGTGCGTATGGTATGAAGAAGATGTCCCGGAAGAGGAAGACTTTGCTACAATATCTTTAACTATTCGTTCCGGAAAAGCTGACTGCTTACAGGAATATTTTTCAATTAACCCGGAAATTGAGGGTGATTATACAGAAAATTGGTTTTGGAAGCGTTTTTTTGAAAAAAAAACAGATCTTTCTTACCGAACAAATACTGAAATAGAAGTTGAGGGCAGAAAAGTTACATTTAGCGTAACGGTCCACCATTCTGTTTACCAGGATAACCGCTGGCTCCCGGATGCCGTAAAAGCCCAAATCGAAGGCTACAAAAACACAAATTCCTATTTATACAGCGTATACGCAAAAGGTTTGTGGACACGAAAGCAAACCGGTGGGAATTTTTACAAATTGTTTGATCGTAGCCGTAATAGTGCCCAGGTTGTTTATAACCCTTCTCTCCCACTCCATATTTCTTTTGACTTTAACGTCAACCCTTATATAACCTGCACAATTTGGCAGCTGGAAGGGAAACAAGCGCGGCAAATAGATGAAATCTGCCTTCCCAGCCCTAAAAACCGAACCGAAGCCGTTTGCCGGGAATTTGAAAGACGTTACCCTGGGCATACAGCCGGCTTATTTGTTTACGGCGATCCTTCGGGCATGCAAGAAGACACCCGGACCGAAAAGGGGTACAATGATTACGTGGTTATCCAGCGGGCGCTCTCAAAATACCGCCCTTCATTACGGGTAGCTAAGGCTGCTCCCCCGGTAGCTATGCGTGGGAACTGGATAAACAGCGTTTTTGCCCACAATACAGGGGGGCTAACTATTATTATCGGCGATAATTGCGGCAAAAGTATATCTGACCTCATGTATTTAAAGGAAGCCAGCGACGGAACTAAGGCCAAAATAAAAGAAAAAGACCCCGAAACAGGGGTTAATTATGAGCGATATGGCCATTGTTCAGACTCTATGGACTATTTGCTTTGTTATGCGTTTTCTGCTGAATTTACTCTATATCAAAAAGGAGGGGTGCCTACTAAAATTAGTGTCGGCAAAAATCCTACTTCCAAGCACCGATCCTATTAAAAAAAAGTTCTAAAACTTTCCTAAATAAAGTTTTTAGTATAAAATATTGTACTATATTTGTCTTGTCAATATGACAAACACACAAAAACACAAAACCATGACTGTACAGGAAATTATTAAAAGAGCCAGCAAGTATTTCAGCCTTTCCCTTGCCCTTAGCAGCTTAACACACTGCATTTAACCCGGCAAATGGAGCATTGTTTTAGGCGACGATAACCGCTTTTGGGTGGTTACAAACCGCGAAGCTTCAATCTTAATTAAAGCGGGTTACGAGCTTTATAAATAATTGAATTTTTTAACCAACACACACAAACACCATGAATTATTATCATTATAAATTAGAAAAAACAAAAGTATCTGAAGCCCCAACAGAAAAGTTTAATCAAACAGAAAAAGCAGCTGCTATGATCCGTGAATTGTGTTTTAATGACGGATCTATTGAAATTTATGAATCAGCATGGCTTATATTATTAAATCGGAATTTGAACTTAAAAGGTATTGTAAAAATTGGTCAAGGGGGTATTACCGGATGCGTTGTTGATGTTAGGCTGATTTGCAAATATGCTATTGAATCACTTGCAACAGGTTGTATAATATCCCACAATCACCCTTCAGGAAATATATTTCCAAGCGTATCAGATAAAAATTTGACAAATCAAGTAAAAAATGCCTTAAATACTTTAAGCATTGAGCTACACGATCATTTTATCATTACAGCTAACGAATATTACTCTTTTGCTGAAAATGGAACTTTATAAATAAATAAAACCCGTAACCATGAACACAAAACACACACCCGGAAAATGGATTGCTGTTCCCAACACTTCCGGCGCCACCACCGTTCAAAAGCCATTTTTGATTTTGGAAGACAAAGTTTTGAACGCTCAAAATATTGCTTCAGTAATTCCATGCGTGGGAATGCCGCAATGGGAAGTCCAGGCCAACGCCAAACTAATTGCCGCTGCCCCGGAGCTACTGGCTGCTCTCAAAGAGATAATCGCCAACCCTGAGAGAGTTGACAAAGGCTCGGTCGCCTATGAAATTGGCAAAAAGCTCCCTCTCCCAAAAAGAATGGACGACGACCGCCAGTGGTACAAGCAAATAATTTCAGCCATTGAAAAAGCAACTCTCTAACCTATTAAACCTTAATCAAATGTTAGAAGGATATTTAGCCATGATGTTATTTATTGTCACCCTGGTAGCCCATTTCACACTGGACAAAGAGGAAACCGGGTACGACGACGAAAACTTTAACTCCTAAACCATAGACTATGACACCCATGGACGACAACGAAATATACCACTGGATTGCAGCTATTATAAAAAGCTGTAAAAACGACTTTCAGCTGGAGTGCGCTGAAACCCTCATAGAGCTGTTCAGCAAAAGAACAAAAGACGGCAACCTAATTTCGGCGCTGAATAGATTAAAAGTGAATAAATTTGCCCTGATACACGGGCTTTAAGTTTGTGTTTTGTGTGTTCCTGGGCAGACCTGAAAAAGCTGCCCTTTTTTTATGCATAAAAAACCCCCGAATTAACCGGGGGTAATATTTCATTCCATCTTTTTAAGGTTCCGGAATGAGTGTTTTTAAGGGATACAAATATATTCTAAAAAATTGTAGCTTACAAAACAAAGTTTTAAAACTTTTCCCCTTATTTTTAGCGTACAATCGGAGTACCCATGGGCTACCTAATCTTTTCCGACTACAAAAAGCAGATACAAACTGACAACCTGAATCAGATAATCGGAAACGACTTAGCTGTACTTCAGACTGCCGAGCTGCAAGCCGTCGAGGAAGCGAAAGCATACTTAGTGCAGAAATACGACGTTGCTGACGAGCTGCAACCAGTTCACGAATGGGATCGCCAGCTGGCTACCTACAAGGCCGGCAATCGCGTCTATATCAATGCAGATACCTACCTGGCAGCTACTACCTACAAAAACGGCGACCTATGCCTGAAAGACGGCGACATTTACCAATGTATAGCCGCAACCACTACCGGCGTATTTGACGCCACGAAATGGAAGTTATTGGGTAAGCAGTATGCCCTTTTCTATGCAAAGTACCCTGAACAGCAGTTTTCCTTTACCGATAACTACAAAGCCGGCGACCTGGTATTTTGGAAAAACAAAGTGTACAAGTGCATTACCGGATCCATGAATTTAAGTTCGGCCGGCGCCTTTCAGTACGGCAGGTATGAGAATGTTCCGCTGCCAAACTTAGACCCAGCCACTACCACCGGACAATGGAGCTTTGTATCGAATTACAGCGTTCCGGCATTTGCCAGCGTGACCGATACCCGGTACTGGACGCCAGGAGATTTAAGAAGTCAACAGTTACTGGCTGTAACCATTGACATTTGTCTTTACCATTTACACAGCAGAATTGCTCCCCGTAATATCCCCGAATTAAGAGTAAAGCGCTATGACGACGCGAAAGCCTGGTTGCGCATGTGCAGCGAAGGAGCTGTAACCCCCAGCCTACCCATTTTGCAGCCACGTCAAGGCAACCGCATTCGTTACGGTGGGAACGTAAAAGCTCAAAACACCTACTGATATGTACACCTCCGATAGCTTACCGGTATTGCTTGACTTCAATGTGTACCAAGACGACACAATGAAGCGCACTATCCGACTGAAAGATAAGGCAACCGGACAGCCCGTTGACTTAACCAATGCGGCTGTAAAAATGCAAGTAAGAACGCCGGACTTGCAAACCGTTGTTTTGACCATTGAAACCGGTAACGGAATTACCATTGTTGACAGTTCAATTCAGATTCAGAAAGACGTTGACATAGACGCTGGGGAGTACGTGTATGACTTGCAAGTGGTGAAAGATAGCGTAACAACAACCTACCTGAAAGGAGGATATTTCGTAACTCAAAACGTAACACTTTGAGTGAACTGGTAACCATAGAAGTTTCAGCTTCAATAGTGGAAGTTGTTGTTGAAACTGAAGGCAATATCATTGAGATTGACGCCGGAGGTGGTGGCACAGGTCAGCCTGGCCCTCCCGGTCCACAAGGCCCACAAGGACCACAAGGTGAACCCGGTCCAGCTGGTGCAACAGGTCCAGCCGGCGCAACGGGTCCACAGGGTCCAGCCGGTCCTACTGGAGCTACTGGCCCACAGGGTCCACAGGGTTTGACTGGCCCCCAAGGTGCAACGGGTCCGCAAGGGCCGCAAGGGTTAAAGGGAGATACTGGAGCGACCGGAGCAACAGGACCGCAAGGACCTGCTGGTGCTACTGGACCGCAAGGACCCCAAGGAATACAAGGACCCCAGGGGAATACAGGTCCGCAAGGAGCAACGGGAGCAACAGGACCGGGCGTTGTTGCTGGTGGAACAGCCGGTCAGCTACTTACTAAAAAATCAGCGACCGATTACGACACTGAATGGGGTATTAAAATTACTTCCGGAACAGCTGCCCCAACAGGCGGATCTGACGGAGATATTTATTTACAATATACATGATCACAATAGCACTACATCAAGAAGTTGCGGAAAACAAAGATTACCAGTCTTGTGAGAGTGGCGAGTTTTCTAATGACGATTTTGTTATGTGTAAAAGAAAGTCGGATGAAATACTTAATACGGTTATGTTTTTGGCACATCAAATAGTAAACAATGAAAGTAGCAATTGAGCAAGTATTTAATGGTAGTTTGTCACAAGTTGCAATTGGGGGATCTTACGATTCAACTAAGATAAACAGGGGTAAGCATACTGGCCAGTTTAACCTTGGCAATGGAGATATTGACAAGTTTGTTGGCCCAGCTCCGTTAGGAGTAGCAAATTTGGGTGAAAGCTCTTTGGCTATTACTTCAGCATTTGTTCACCCAGTAAAGATTACTGACGACTTGTTTTGGATATTTGGAGCTGATAGCGCCACCGCCGCCGCAACACGAAGAGTGCAATTGTGGACGTTCGTTCCTTCAACCAACACCTATACTTTTATTGGTGCTGTAACCCTTACGTTTCCAACTGCAACGGCACATACTGTAAGGGGTTTCCGGGCAATACTGGAAAACTATACAACTGGTACGGTTGCTGTCAGTGGTACTGGCGTTACCGGAACTGGTACAGGCTGGAACACCGGTCTTTCAGTTGGTAGCCGTATTGGTTTTGGCTCAACTGACCCCAACGCAATTACAACATGGTATCAGATTTCCGCTATTGGTTCTGATACGTCAATTACATTAACGGCTTCAGCTGGAACAATTGCTTCCGGCACCCCTTATGTTATTCAGGACTTAATGCTTGTGCATGCAATTACAAGTGGTACCGCAACTAACGGAGGTATTTATGTTACAAAAGGTTTGCAATATGCAGACTTTCAAAACCCGGCCACTGCTATCCCAGCAGCAACAACTGTTGACAAAATAAAAGCAACCTATTGGCTCAGGGATGCCGCAACTGTAACCAACACTGTTATCGGTGGTTGTGCTTTGGGGGATAGAGATACCTGGACACAGCAGTACGTTTATGCCACCAACGGAGCAGGTACTTCTTTGGTAATGTACCGGTATAACATTAGAGCAGCAATAACCCCTTCCGCTGGAGCTGCAACGCTAACCGGTTCTGATATAGTTGTAACAGGATCGCAAACGGTAACAGGTAACATATCGCAAGCAAACAACGGACGGGTAGCAACACTTCAGCACGGCCCTGGCGCTGGCGTTGCGTCAATTTACTTGTTTACTGCTTCACGTATTTTAAGGGTTCCATTAAGCTCGGTTGTTGCAGCCAGCACCACATTTGTAGCTGATTCAATGACTGAAGTTCCTCCCGGAGGTAATAATACAAACTTAACAGCTAACGGATTTACATCGCTTGACATAGCTGGGTCTATTGACAAACTTGTGATTGCAACTGCCGCGTCAACCGGAGGTATTTACATTACCGATTACTACACGGGCGGCCAACAAATTGATCGGAGATCTTCTTGCATTGCTTCTCAAACACCTTCGGCTTTAAGAGATACTGATTCCCCACTGTTTATTCACACTTCAACTTCTAACGTTCCCTTTTTGTGGGTTGAAGACGGGTGGTTGTTTTGGATATATAGCCAGGCAACTACAACGACAATGAACGCGTTAAGCGTTTACCCACTGGCTGCCGACTTGGAATTTCAAGCAGACGTTAATAACCGGGTGATACTTCCCAAAATAAACTTAGGGGCTACCCCAGCAAAATTGTATAGAGCTTATGTGGATTGTGTTCAAAACATAGGTGACAACACCATGGGAGTAACCCCTGATATGTACGTTTTGCAGATACGAACTTCAGGTATAGACGATAACACCGGAGCATGGACAACCGTACCGCAAACAGGTGACCTATCAGGACTGGGTACGCCTTCAAATGTTCAATTTGCATTTCAGTTTCGCACTGCGGGAGTGATTATGCTGCCGGCAAGGATATTGTCACTTGCGCTTGTTTATGAAACCGACGACGCCCTCCCCTCTCAATATCGCTGGAATTATTCTGACTTCAACACCACTAACGGAACGTTTGCATGGGTACAGTCAGCATTATTCAGCACGTCAATTGGTACTCACACGATTAACATTTACCGAGCTGATACAAATGCGCTGGTACTTACACAGGCTTCAACCGGAACAACCAACGGAACATTTGAGTACTGGAACGGCACAGCATGGGTAGCCGGCTTAGGTACTGACGTTGTTGGTACGCGTAGAAGGTTTGTGCCGTCCGGATCATTACCAGGATCAGTTGATTTATATGCCAAAATATCCGTATCGTAATGAGTTATCAGTTAACATTTGGAGGAGGAGAGCCTTTACTTGTTAGGAATAAAGGAAATGCAAACGCTGTTAAAGGCTTTGTTTCAAAAGAAACGGTTGTCAGCAAGAATGTAACGGCGCTGGCTACAACCTTTATTTTTTCTCTATATGAATATGTTTCACTAAAACTTGTTGCTTCCAATGTTACAATCGCCTGGGTTAAAGTTGCTGGAATTTGGAAACAGGCTGTTGTTTGGATAAAAGTAAGCGGAACGTGGAAGACAGCAACCCCATATATCAAAGTAAGTGGAACGTGGAAATAATAAAAAACAAAAAATGAGCAAGCGCAACCGATTGAGAAGTATAAAGAATGCAGCCGGCTTCAATGCCAATACCCAGCCAGTAACATTTGGCGCTCCTGGCAGTGTTGCTGTAAGGCAAGGCGGCGGTTCTACCGACTTACGGAAAAACCTGACTAACTACATTGCCCCTGTACAGCTCCAGCGTTTACGGCATGATGTGGCTATGTGGCGAGAAGCCGTTACCGAAGCGGAAAATGCCTGGTACCCACACCGGGTAAAAATGCAGCGCTTGTACATTGATACAATCCTAAACGGCCATGTGTTTTCGCTTATGGATCGCCGTAAGGACTTAACCCTGCTTCGTGACTGGTGCTTTAAAGACGAAAAAGACAACGAAGTTGAAGACTTGAAAGCAATGTTCAACGCGGAATGGTTTGATTTGCTTGTTGCATATAGCCTGGACGCGCTGTTTTTTGGGTACAGCCTTATATCCCTTGGTGATATTGATAGCGACCAGTTCACCAATACCTCCCTCATTCGTCGCTGGAACGTCAGCCCGGACCGGTTGAACGTTGCTGAATTTATTTACTCTTTATCCGGTGCAAAGTTCGCAGAAGATCCTTACAAAGACTGGCATATATGGGTATCAACGCCAAGCGAGAACGGCGTGGGTACATGTGGGTATGGCTTATTCTACAAGATAGCACTTTATGAGATTTTCCTCCGCAACACGTTAGGGTATAACGGTGACTTCGTGGAATTGTTCGCAATGCCTTACCGTGTTGGTAAGACCACAAAGACCGAGGAAGCCGAGAGAGCAGAGCTGGAAGCTGCTATTCAGAATATGGGATCCGCTGGCTGGGCATTGATTGACCCAATGGACGAAATAGAATTTTTAGAAAACGGTATGGCCGGCACCGGGTACACTGCATACGAAAGTTTGGAAGAGCGCTGTCAAAAGACGGTATCAAAGATAGTGCTGGGGCATGCTGACGCCATGGATAGCACCCCTGGTAAGTTAGGATCAGGACAAGGTGACGAAAACCCGGTTGCTGTTGCCCTTCGCGATAAGCAAGTGAAGGACGGCAAGTTTATCGAGCGCATGATCAATGGCCAGCTGTTGCCAAAAATGAGAAACCTTGGCTTTAAGCTCCCGGAAAATATTCGCTTTGAGTATCGAAACGACGCCGAAAAAGAAGCCTTCCGTGAACGCCAGGACGCCAGCAACAAAGTGACAGCTGAAATTGCCCAGGTAATGAAAAACGCCGGGTTAAAAATGGATTCTAAATATTTCGAGGAAAGAACCGGAATAAAAGCAACTGAAATCGAGCAAGTAGAACCTGAAGACGAGGAAAGTAAAGCCCAGTTTCAAAGTGTTCAAAACAGGCTTAACGAATTGTATAAATAAAAACAAATAGCATGAGAACTATCCGCTTAAAGATCATTGAAAAGCTGTTTAATTGGTTACTGAAACCACATGAGCAAGTAATCGCCGCCCAAAAAGTCCTTTATGGTAAGGCCAGCCTTCCGGAAGTGCAGAAAGAGTTTGAGAGAGCTTTTGGAGTTGACCAGGTAAGGAGAACAAAAAAGCAATGGCAAAACCTTGTCCGTGTTTATGGCATTGAAACGGTTATGAAGATTGAGAAAATGACCGAGAGTGCTGTCCGTTTGAAGTGTGCGAAGTTCAGCGACCGTCTTAAAGAGGAGTTTAAAATGAAAAGTGTATAAATGTTTGTTTACAGCGACAAACTTGTTGAAGCCTTGTTCAAAGGAGTTTACACTGGCAAATTAACCCACAAGTTTTTGCCTAAGTCGCTGTATTACGCAATTGCGGACTATTTAAAAAAGGGGGTTTACGAAGGTTACGGAACCTCTTTAAGTTCTTTGAAAGCTACCAAAATGCCCTCCGGCTTTACCATGGCCGATAAGGAGCTGTTGACCGAGCTGCGGACAAACATTTACCTGTTCAGCGCGGCGAAAACTTACCAGCAAGTAAGGGAAATGAGCAGCGCCCTTATCGGAGAAGACGGCAAGACGGTTTCGTTTAAGCAATTCCGTGAGAAAGCCGATCAAACGTACAATTTATACAACAAGGTATGGCTTCAGACCGAGTACGACACGGCCATAGGTCAGGCGCAAGCTGCAAGGAAGTGGGCTGAAATCGAAAGAAACGCTGACGTATTGCCTTTGCTGGAATATTCAGCCGTAATGGATAAACGAACCAGTGAAATTTGCCGGCCATTGGACGGAATCATTGCACCGGTTAATGACCCCATTTGGAAAAGGGTTGCTCCCCTGAATCATTTTAATTGCCGTTGTATGCTGTTACCTCTTTCCGAAGGCAAGCAGACCAGCGCAAAGGTAAAAAAGGCAAAAGTTGACGAGATCGAAAGCAACATGCAAGACTTGTTTAAGATGAATCCTGGAATAGACGGCTATGTTTTTAGTAAAGCACACCCCTATTTCGACGTGGCTCCCAAAGACAAAGCGCTGGCAAAAAAGAACTTCAATTTGGACATACCTAAGAAAGATTAAAATGGCAGACAACAGGTTCAAGTTTGGCAAGGTGATTAATAACGTGGAAAAGCTGAAAAAGACTTTACCCGTGCTGCTGGCTAACCAGGCTCAAACCTTCTTTGTTGAAAGCTGGAAAAAGAAAGGCTGGGATGATAACGGCGTAAAGGCATGGCAGAAAAGAAAGGACACCGGGAAGAAATCACAAGGCCGTGCCTTGCTGGTGAAATCAGGAAAGTTAAGAAGAGCCGTGGGTCAGTCTATCCGGTTAAAGACATTCGATAAAATTCAGCTGGTAGTGGCTTTACCCTATGCAGCTGTACACAATGAAGGGTATAACGGAATGAGATCAGCTCACAGCCGGGCAATGTTTACAAAGTCCACTACCCGTGAGTTTATCGGGCTTCGGAAAAACAAAAAAGGTCAGCTAAAAGAAGCGCATAGAAAAACCACAGTGTACATACGCTCCGGGGAAGCACAAGTAAAAGCCCACATGTTTAAAATGCCAAAGCGTCAATTCATGGGTGACAGCGTAACGCTAAGGAAAAAACAAAGGGAGCTTATTAACAAACAAATTTCAAAAGTATGGCAGGCATAAAAGCCCCCTTACAGGACATATTGACCAAACTGGCTACCATTCAGGTAACAAACGGCAACGGCAACACCGTTGACTTGTACGCCCGTGTATGGAACAATCAGATAGAAAACGAGAAAGCCGGGGAAACCTACCTGTACCCTAAGCCAGCGGCTTTTATTGAAATAACCAGCCCGGTTATTTTCGAGGAGATCGGTCAGAACTTCAGAAGTGCCGATATTGGTATCACTATCCACCTGGTACATGAGTATTACAACCAAGACGGAACCTTCGAGCAAGACTTACAAGTTTTCGATTTACGCGACCAGGTTATTGCAGCGCTTTCACAGTTCAAACCAACCGGCTGCGGACAAATGGTAGCCACCGGAGAGCAGCAAGACTTTGATCACGATAACATTTACCATTACATCATATCCTTTGTATGCAATTTCATTGACAGTAAAGGCAGCCCCTATGACTTAGGTAGAGGAATCTACATAGAAAAAGAGCCACCTACGGACGTGAATATTGTAGTCACAAAAGACGACCTGCCAGTTTTTACACCTATTCAGCAACCCTATAAAATACCTCAATAGTGGCAAGACAAATTTCGGAGATACAACAGCAAATGCTGGATAACATAGCAGCCGACAGCGTGCTGGGTTCCTTACTAACGTCAACCAGTAAGCGAGCCATTTACCGGCTGTTCACTTATATAGTGGCCGTTGCCATTAATGCACTGGAGCAGCTAATTGATATTTTTACCCTTTCGGTAGAGTCAACGGCGGCAAAGGCAGCTCCAGCAACGCCGGCATGGGTGCAAGATCAGATACTGAAATTTCAGTACGACGCCAACACTCCCCAGGTTATTCAGCTCATAGACTTTGCGCCACAATATCCAACGGTTGACGAAACCCTTAGAATCATTTCACGTTGCAGCGTAACGACCAATCTTTCCAATAGTGTACTGATTAAGGTAGCTACCGGAGAACCCCCAGCGGCTTTATCGGCTCCCCAGCTGTCAGCCCTTCAATCTTATGTTAATCAGATAGGCATAGCTGGAGTTAGTTATTTGGTTACATCCGAAATATCGGACAAGCTCTTTGTACAGGCTAACGTTTATTACCTCGGACAGTACAGCGCTGTTATTAAGGCGAACGTTGTGGCTGCAATAGAAGCCTACCTGGGTGCAATACCTTTTAACGGGCAAATGAAAATCACCGACCTGGAAGACGCTATCACTGGAGTAGAAGGGGTTACTGATGTTGTAATGGTTAACGTACGCGCGCGTGGAAACTCTACGGCCTTTGCAGACGGATCTTTTTTGGTGCAAAACCAGCAGACAATCGGAAGGCTATGGGCTACCATTGCCGGCTACATAGTGGGTGAAACCACTTCCGGAAACACTCTCAATGACAGTATAACCTTTATAGCTGAATAATGCCAACGATATACGACATAGACTTTTCAAAGTTTGCCCCGCAAATGCTCCCGCCGGACAAACGTTTCACCCGTTCCGTGGCGTGGGTTAAAATACTTTTATCCCCATTACAGTATTTACGTGACCTATGGTTCAGTTCCTATCGTACCGGATCCACCGCCCCAGTATATACAGCCGGAACGTATGCAAAATATGCACTGGTTCGGTATAATAAAATAGTGTACGAAAGCCTGAAAAGCGGAAACACCGACTTGCCAACAGTAACGTCAAGCTGGAAGGTAGTGCAGCAAAACTTTATTGGGTTGTCCGAAAGGATATTGTACACCGGCCAAAAGCTCACCTTAGAGTTTGCCATGAATAAATGGTTTGGTACAACGTTTCGCCAGCCTACAAGCGTTTCGGATATTTACATTACAAATAATACACTTGCAATTTCAGTTTTTCGCGTTGCCGGTGACGAGGATAGCTCCTCCGTGGTTTTTAACAACACGTCCTCCGAGTTTGTCATAAATGATTACAGTTTTGCCGTTCAGTTCAATTTCACAATAAATTGTCCAGTGGCTGTTTACAACGCCTTAGACACCGTTGCGGCGAATAGAGAAAAAATATTTAGAGCCTTTGTGGACCAATACGTTCCCGCTGGCTTGACTTATAACATAGTAACCTACTAAAAAATGAGAAAACTAAGCACCTCTTCAGTAACCAACACTACCGCAATGCCAGTAAAAGCTGGCACATTACAGCACTTGCAATTGGCTTATCAGGAAGCTGTTAATGCGCTTGCCCGAAATGTAATCGGAAGAGATACCGATACAACCCGCGCCTATATCTTATTTGGCTGTGTGAACAGCGGAACAGCCGGCTCAATGAACGTAAGCGCTGGAGCCATTTATTACGCTGGTGAAGTTTATTTAGTGGACGCTTTTACTTTGACAGTAACGCAAGCGGCTGTTGCGGCAATTACAACAACGTTTTATAACGTAAACGCTGACCCGGTTACATTCACGGACGGCGTGCCAAGAAACGTTCACGAAATACGAAAGATAACATTCAGCAACGCTGCCAGCGGAAGTGGAGTTTTTGATTTTAACAACATGGTGCCAACGCCTAACGTGTTAACTACCGAGCTGAACACCACTGTACCCGGAACTTATACGGTAAGATTTGACCGAGATAGAGCAGTTTTCTTTAGTTCCAATGGCGCTGCTGCTTTCAATATCACTTTTGATTTTACGAACGCTGTACCTGGTACAGTTGTCAGAATTAAATTCACGCTGACGTCAGCCGGCTCATTAACTGTAAGTCAGCCTTCAGGAAGTACTGTTATAAAAGACAGCGGAACGATTGCCAGCGCCGTAAACGCAAATAACTTGCTTTATTGCATGTATTGCGGAAAAAACAGCGCTGGAAACGACGAAGTTTCATACATTTTAAAGCAGATATAATGATTGAAAGGTACTACATGGCAATAGATCCGGGAACGTCAACCCCGCCAGCTGGTTTTACACGGACGCTGGTTGTTGCAACTTTTTCTAATTATTTGAACATTTGCACGCTCCCAACTCAAACGCTTTACACGGCTTCAAGCGCTGGCACTATTGCGCCTGGAATGATATTGTACTGGGATGATGCCTTAACAAACCCTGTAACTGGTTATTCCTATGTGCTTGATCCTGCTATTGGATCTATTTTTAATCTGAACGACTTAACAGGCGAAATTCAATCTGATACTGGACAAACATGTTAAACCCGTATATATGGCAGAAAAGAAAACCTACCAGTCTACTAAGGAAGCCCTTAAAAGGCGGGTGCATTCTTATCCTCCTCCCAAGTATCACAGCCTAACGGTGGCCTATGCTACTGTCAATGAAATGCGAAAATCGGAAGTGGTTACCCAGGCACTAAAAGAATTTTTTGACCGTATGCCCAAGCCCGAACAGGAGCGCATTCTAAAACAGTCCAGGCACCAGTATTAAAACTTTGTAGTGTACGACAAGCCCCTCATGTTTACCGAATTATAATTTACAGTCAAATGGAAATGCAATACGTACATAACATTTCATCTGACGAACCAATAATGATGTTGGATAAGCACATTGGCGGCTGGGATGAAAAGAACGGTTACGGAATTGACGGCAGCCGCTTTGCTTCAGAACTCATGGCGCTGGACGGAATGGGAAAGAAGCGCATTCAGGTTTGGATCAATTCTACCGGTGGAAGTGTAGTGGACGGCTATAACATTTGCAACGCTATTTTAAAGAGCAAGACTAAGGTCGACACATATTGTGCAGGTATCGCTGCTTCCATGGCTGGGGTTATTTTCCAGTGTGGCAGAAAGCGGGTAATGGCAGACTATGGGATATTGATGTACCATAACCCCTATACCCCTGACAAAGACGGTAGCGACGAAGGCGTAATTAAAAGCATGAAGGAAAGCCTGAATAAAATCATTTGCCAAAAGTCAGGCATGGACGAGCAAGCTGTGGGAGTAATGATGGACAGGACTTCTTTTATCAATGCCGAAGAAGCCAGGTCAATGAATTTGTGTGACGAAATTGAAGCTACTGCTGGCCTGAATGCTCCCCGTTTAAGCCGTGCAATGAATGACTTAGAGGGAATATGGAATGAAGCA